ACTGCAGCGGGCCCTCGGGAAAGCCCGCCAGGTGCACGAACGCGCCCTCCTCGAACGTGATCAGATCGGACCCGTCGGCGTCGCCCTCGGTCGTGAGCGCGAGATCGATCGCGGTGGTGCCCTCCGCCACGTCAGGTACCCTTCAGCGCGTCACGGCGCAGCTTGTACTTGCGGAACATGTCCAGGAGATCCTGCCAACAGCAGCGGCAGGCCTTGCCGAGCACCTTGCGGCGCTTGCCTTTGCGCAGGCCCGCCACCGGTGGGTTCATGTCACGTCGCCCGTCACGGTGATCGCAGCTCGCTCGAGCAGATAGATCGTGCTCTGCAGGGCGGGCAAGTCCACGGTGCCGCCGTTGACAGTGAAGGAGCTGAAGTCATCGACGCCCGCGACGGAGAACACGCTCGAGCTCAGGCGATTGTAGGTCACCTCCACGCCGGTCCTCTGCGGCATCTTGGCCAGGATCGCGTCTTGGATATCAGCGATGCTGACCCCGGTCGCGCTCTGGATCGCGACCGCGACGGTGACAGCAGAGAGCGTGGCCCGGTCGAAGGCAATCGTCACGGGCCCGACGCGCGGATCCTGGGCCGTGCCTGACTGTGCGCCCTGCGAGAGAATGCCCTCGGAGCCGTGGTCGTAGATGACTTGCGCGATCTGATCGTCGTCGGCTGCAGCCGGGTCACCGTCCCAAATCACTGGCCTGATGCCATGCGGGCCGATGCCGTTGGCGTCCGTGCTGTTGCTCGTGTTCTCGAACACCTCAGCGCTCAGCACCCCGTCGAGCAGCGCGAGCTTGCTCCGGATCGCCCCGCGCGTGCGCGAGCCGCCGATGGACGTGGCGACTTCGCGCCGGATGCGCAGGCCCGGGATCGACTCGATGTCCGTGCCGGGCGTGGCCGCGGCGAGATTGTAGCTGCCCGAGAGCAGACCGACGACGGGAGTGGCGATGACCGTGAGCGTGCCCGCCTCGGCAATGGCGGCCGCGCCCGCGAACTCGGACTCGAACACGGCGGGATAGTAGCCGGCGGCGAAGCTGACCACCGCGTCACGGTTGAGCCACCTGTTCGTCGGCTCGTCCACTACGTGGAACGCGATGTCACCCGGCGCGTAGGACTGGGCCTCGTCCAGGTGGAGCGTCTGGGTGACCAGGCCCTTGGTCGATCCGCGCCGCGGCACGCCGCCCAGGAGCGAGAGCGCGACGAACCGGTCGTCGCTGGCGTTGTCGACGTCGTGCGCGTTGTAGCATTCTTCGGCCAGCTGCTCGAGCTCGTCGATGCCCGATGCCATCAGATTGCTCACGTTGCCGAGCACCGTGCGTTCGTCCAGCGTGAGCTTCGCGCTGATCTTGTCGCGCAAGAACGACTGAATCGAAACCAGAACGACGTCCAGCGTTCTCCTGGCGTACCCGGTTTCCGTTATCGGCATGGCGTCCCCCTAGGCGATCGCAAAGTGCACCTCGTCCCGAGCGCTCTCGCCATCCTCGCACGTCACCCGGAACCGTACGACCAGGTGGCGGATCGCGCGAACCAGCTCCACCGTCAGCTCGTCCACGCTCACGACGCCGGCCGTGGCTAGGAGGAACTGGCGGAAGATCTGGGTGATGACTCTGAAATCTGGGCCCTTCACGAGGATACCCCCGAGCATGGGCAGCCCCGCGTCAGGGTCCCACGCGATCGTGCCCGCCCAGATCTGCGCGCCCACGCGGATCTGCTGGAGCGAAAGTGCTGCGCCACGGGTCAGCATGACCTCACGTCCGTCGTCACTCAGCTGCAGGTCACCGAGCACGGGCATCAGCGCGCCTTGACCTTGGTGGCAGCGACGGACGCGGGCCAGCCGCTGCTCGTGAGCGTGGAGAGCACGACCTGCAGCGCCGCGCCTCCGTCATTGGGCACCGGGGTCCAGGTCCCGAGAGCATTCGCCAGTTCCGCGAACCGCTCGTCGACCAGGTTGGCGAGAGCGACGAACCCGACAGCTTGCCCCGCGCGCGCAACGATCGGTATCACGACCCCGTGCAGCCCGTGCCGGCGCAACACCTCGGGCTGCTCTACGCTGCCAGTCGCCCAAAATGTAGCGAACGACTCCTCACAAAAGATCACCAGGCACGGATCGCCCGCGGCCCAGTCTCCCGGCCAGAGCACGGGCACATCGGCGAGCGGCGCGAGCTCCTCAAACTCCCCACTCGCCGCCTCGAGCTGCACCGCGAGCATGACCTCCGCCGTTTGCTGCGCCTCGGAGTACGACCGGAACGTGCCCACCAGGGCCGTGTGCACGCCCTTGAGGCGCGAGGTCAGAACCGTGTCGAGCACCTTGCCCCACGACGGCTGGCGGGCGCTGGCGGTCACCTGCCCGGCCTCCGCTTGGCCCGCGGCGTCTCTGCGGGAGTCAGCAGCGGCGCGCGCGGCGGCTCCGGCTCGGGGTCGGCGGGCTCCAGCGGGTCAGGTAACGCGTCGAGCACCGGATCCGGGGGCGGGGGCACGAGCGCCGGCCGCGCGGACCCTGCCTCGGGTGCGGACTCGCGCTCAAAACGGATCTCGTCGGGCGGCTCGTTCAGGCGCGCGAGCTGCTCGAGACAACGCCGCCGGAGCTCGGCGTGCCCGCCCGATTCGAGTGAGACCTTATGCCCCATGGCGCTGACGTGCCCGGCCGCCTCGGTGATTTCGATCGTCATCCTGCTCACTTGTACGGCCTTCCCGTCCACGAAATGCACCACTGGTCGGTCGCGTGCGTGTCGCCCGCGTGCACGGTCGCGGTGCAGACCAGGTTGCCCGTGTAAGCTTCGCTCTCCACCCGCAGCGGGGTGCCAGGGATGAGATCGCCGCGCAGCAGACAGACCCCGCTGACCTTCGCTGCGCCCGCAGGAAAGCCCGGCTCGGCCTTGGCCACCGTCTCCACCTCCACCTCGCCCACCAGGCCCGAGTCTGCGCGCAAGAGCGGCCCCTGGCGGTCGCCCACAGGCAGGCCGAACTCCCGGATCTGCAAGGCTGAATCCTGCACGCTCCAGCGCAGCCCGCACGAGCGCGTGATGTGCTCGAGCTCGTCGAACACCGAGCCCCGGACCGTGAGCGCGCGGCGTAATGTCTTGCTGCCGTTGGCGAGGCTCGCGCCGGTGAAATCCTTGAGGTTTCCGGGCCCGACCCCGAGCGCCTTGCCGAGCGCGTTGATCACGGTGCCGATGGGCGTGCCGGCGGCAAACGTCTTGTTGATGCGCGCCGAGCGGCAGAGCGTCTCGCCGTCGCCACCCGAGACGCGGGTGATGTGCTCGGTGCCCTCGTGCCGCGACCGGGCCGAGCGCAAGTCGCCGTCGAAGATGATCCCGAGGTCTCCCACGTAGCCCGCCTCGAGCCGCACGCGCACGCTGGCGAGCTTGGCCAGGGCCGCCCGGTGCGGCCGGGTCAGGTTGTAGACGGAGATCTCGCAGTTGTTCGGGTGGCGCTCGACGTCGCGCTCGACCGCGAACGCAATCCGGAGCGCATTGAGACCTACGCCCGCGCTCGCGTCGATCTCGACGGTGCCCACGGTGAGCTTGTACGCGCGCTGGAACGCCGTCATGCCGCCACCGCTGCAACCTCAGCCGCGGTCAGGTAGCAGAGCTTCACGCGCGCACCGAGCTCGTGGAACGTGGGGCTCGCGATGTCACCCGTCTCGCTGATGGCCAGGAACACGCCCGGCGGGCCCTGCACCGCGCGGCGGTTCAACGGGATGCCCACGTGCACGGTCTGCCCGGTCAGGATCGCGCGGCCGTCGAGCGCCTGGATCGAGAAGGTCCAGAGCTCGCGGCGCAGGTTGTAGCGGAACGCGAACAGGTACTCGACGCCCTCGAGCTGGGTGCGCTGGTCGTAGGCTTCGACCGCGGCGGCGCCGGAGAAGGTGGGAATGATGAAGCTCATGGCAGCTCCTGCTGTACCCCGGTGGCGATGCCGAGCTGCACGAACTGGCTCCTCAGCTTCTCGTGCTGCTCTTCCTTCGTCGGCACGGGCGGCTTTGGTCCGGCTTGCTTCGGCGCCTTGGCTTTCGGCACCGGCGGGAGGCTCACCGTCTTGGTTTCGACGGTGGCTATCTGCTTGAGCTCTACCCCGAAGCTGGCGCGCCCGACCTGGCCGCTCGAGTCGGTGCGGGTCACGCCCACGACCACGAGATCGATGTACGTGTACCCCTTGACGGTGACCAGCACGGGCTCGGCGCTCTCGAGGAGATCGAGCAGCTCGCCGTGAAACGCGTTCACACGGTCCGCTGGTGCGCCCGCGCTCAGCACGTGCACCTGCAGCGGCTTGCTCGCGACGTTCGGGTCTGCCTTGAGGCCCGTGACCTTCAGCTCGGTGTCGGGCCCGCCGCCGAACAGGAGCGACTGGATCCCCGCGGACAGGGCCATCAGCGGCGCGGGGCGGAACTCGCTCGGGCGGATCGGCACCGTGTTCGTTTGCTGGCCCGCCGGGCGCTCCGGGTAGGACAGCGCCTGCATGGCGCGCGCAAAGCCGGTGGTCTCCGATATCGGCGTCTCGGTCTGCACGAGCGTGAGCGACAGCGTCCGGGGCTGACGGATCACATGGTCGCTGATGATACTTCCGTCCTCCAAGGCAAACGAGGTCAGCTCGGAGGCATCGGTGATGCTGGCCTCGCCGAGCATATCGCAGGCCAGGAACCCACCGTCGTACGCGATCAGGTCATCCGCCATCAGGGCGCCTGTGCCTCGATCGCGTTGCGGTCCCGCTCGAGCGCCGCCTCCATCTCGCCGGCGACCACCTTCGCGTCCTGCGCGCGCATGCCGTTGATGGTGATGATGTTGTCGCCGTAGGTGACCGGACCGTTCATGCCCGTGGCCGTCGGTGGTCCGTACTGTCCGCTCGCAGGAGCCGGGATGCTGCCGTGCGTCTCGTCGTAGGCGACCGTGCCCGGGATGTCCTTGAAGAGGGCGGTGCCCAGATTCGCGGCGCCGCCGATGAGAGAATCCACCGGGCCCGCCTCGCCCGTGCCGCTCTTGAAGGGCCCGTTCAGCCCGCCCTTGCCGATGCCCATCAGGTGCAACAGATCGTTGATGATGAGGTTGATACCCTCGCTCAGCTCCCTGAACAGCGACTTGGCCGCCTCACCCTGGCCGTCGCCGAGCACCCACTGCCAGAGCGACTTGAACGCCGCGGCCATGTCGTTCAGGGCCTTGAGCGTGCCCCCGCTCGCGCCCTTGCCGAAGACAGCGTCGAGCAGCCTGCCCGTCTCGGAGTCTCCACCGCGCAGGAACGTGATGAAGTCCTCGATCAGCAGGAGCGGCAGCACCGCGCGAGCGAACGCGAATGCGGCCTTCGCTCCCGCGCCCGCCATGCTGAGCAAGGTTTTGGTGGCCCCGCCGCCGAGCCCGACCATGAGCTGCAGACCCGGAAGCACCTTGGTGGCGAGCACGGCGCCGAGCGCGGTGAGACCGATCGACACGAGATCGGTATTCTTCAGCCACTTGGCGGTGAAGGTGATGCCCTTGATCAGCCACGTGGTCAGGTCCGTGAGCGCCGGCAAGAGCAGCTTCAGGAGCGGCTCGGCTGCGGCAAGCAGGGACGGGCCGATCGCCTTCCAGGAATCGGACAGGTCGTCGGCCTGGGCGATCGTCTCCTCGCTCAGCACATTCATCGCGGCGAGCGCTTTGCGTTGCTTGTCGATCTCGGCGCGACCGCCCGCGAAGATGGGCTTCAGCTCTTGAGCGCTCCGGCCGAGCAAGTCTTGCGCGAGCGCGCTCCGTTGGGTTTCGTTGCCCACGTCGGACAGGGCGGCGGCCACCTCGAAAAACAGATCGTTGGTGGACTTGAACTGCCCGTTGGCGTCCTTGACGGAGACGCCGAGTGCGGCGAACGCAGCCGTGGATTCCTTGGTCGGCTGCACCGCGCTGTTGGCCAGGGTGCGGAATGCCGTGCCGAGCGCCTGGACCGAGGTACCGTTCTGTTCGGCCAGGACATTGAGGCGCTGGAACGTACCGGTGCTGACCCCGAGCCGCTGTGCCGACTCGCGAATGTCCCCGATGCCATCGACGACGCGCTTGATCCCGTGGACCACAGCCCCTGCCCCGAGCGCCAGCATGCCGTTACGCACGGTCGCCAGCGACGCGATGAGCCCGGGCCCGCCACCGCCAGCACCAGCCGCCCCGCCGTTGAAGCCCGCGCGCACGGCGGCGACCGCACTGGCGAGCTTACCCCGGAGCGTCTGCGCGTAGGCAGCCGCGGCCTGCTCCGCCGCTCGCATCTGCGCACGGCCGGCGTTGAACGCATCGCGCGTCGGCCCGAGCTGCGTCAGCGTCTTGAGGTGCGCGTCGAGCGTCTCGCGCGTCGGCCCCGCCTGCGCGACCCTGCCTGCCCCGAGACCCGCCCCGAGGAAGCCGTCGCCACCCCCGCCACCCCCGCCCGTCAGGTGGGCGATTGCGTCGCTGTTACGCGCGCGCGCAGCGGCTGCAGCGATGGCACCGCGCACGTGATCGTCCGGCGTGAGCGCCTCGCGGATCGCCTTGGCCGCAGCAGCAGCTGGCGCCTTGACCTTGGTGAACTCCGCCTGCAGCTCGGCCAGGCGCGCCTTGAGGCCGTCGACTGCGGCGTTCCCCTTGGCAAGCTCGCCAGCCTTGTCTACCTCCACCACGAATGAGGCAATGAGCTCACGGAGACTATCACTCACGGCTTGCCCCTCGCCCGTTCCCGCGCCGCAGCCTCATCGGCCGCGTCGAGCAACTCATGCGCGTCGAGCAGATCCTTCAAGAACCACCCCTGGCGGATCGCCGTCAGGCCGTCAGGGATGCGCGCATCCATGACAATCCGCCAGATCAGGGCGTGGGCGCCGTCGGGGACTTCGATGCGTTCGCGGCCTGCGCTTGCCCGACTAGTTGCGCCACCACGGGCCCAAGCGCGCTGCTTCCACCTAAAAAACAGGCATATTCAGCCCGCACCGCGTGCACCAGGAACGCCAAGGTCAGGTCGATGCGCCCGCCGAACACCTCGCTCACAAATAGCTTGAGCTCGACCATGTTGCCGTTACCCGCGCGGTCGAACCGGGTGCGCGGCGCGAACAGCTTCAGGAGCACGCCGATCTGGCTGGCCTGCGAGACCATGGCCTGCAAGAGAGCGCCGTAGTCGAGCGACTTGGCTGCAGCTGCGCCCCCGTCGGTCTCGTCGCCGTCCGTCTCAGACGCAGAGCCGGCGAACGCGAGCAGCGCCGCTGGCCCAAGCGCCTTGCCGAGCACCTCGAGGCCCCGGCAGGACTCATCGGGCTCCAGGCTCTGGACTTGGAACTTGCGCCCCTCGAGCTCGAACTCCGTCAGGCCCATGGGAGGCGCTTATCCGTTCCCGCCGACGACCCAGTTCAGGGGCGAGCGCAGCACGAGCCGGATCGCCCAGGTGACGTCGCCGGCCTTGTCTCCGAACGTCTTGGCAGGCATGCCCATGATCCACGCCTCGTCGGTGGCGTAGAGCGACGAGCCCGCGCCGTCCTTGAACAGGAACGGAGCGACGCCGGCACCGTTGAACGCGCCCCGGTCCAGGCCGCAGATCGCAGAGAGCTTGGCGTTCTCTTTGCTGAAGCCCTTGAGCACGATGTTCGCCGTCGCCCGGCACTCGTTGGTGGCGTAGCGGCAGACCGATCCGTCGGCGCCCATCTCGTCGCCGTAGGCGGGGCCCTCGGGCGTAATCTCTACCGACACCAGCCCGTTCTTCAGGGCCAGCAGCGCGAAGTTACACTCGCAACCGTTGATGTTGTAGATCAAGTGAGCCTCAGTGTGCCGGCGATCTGGACGCTGTTGACCGCGCCGGTCATGACCGCGTTCCAGCTGAACGTGCGCATCACGCGCGCCGCCTTGTCCACGGGGGAAGTCTTGGTCAGATCCGGCGGCGTCACCGTCCAGCCCGGCTCGATCAGCCCAGGCACCCCGATGTCACCCTCTGCCGCGACCAGCGAGGCCCGCAGCGCGCTCTCGAACTTGCTCCGCCCCGTGGCGTTGAAGCCGATCTTCTCGCTGTTCAAAAGCACCTGGTACTCGCGCGTCTCGATGTCGGCCTTCAGGGCATCGACCCCGTGCGTGATATCGAAGTATCTGCCCGACGCGGCCCAGCCGTCCCAGGTGTGCGCGACGTTGCGATCAGTGGTGTACGTGAGCGCGCGCTTGCCCCGAGCGAACGCGTGCGCGGCGGGCGTGAACACATCCGCGGGCACGTCGGACAGCGTCTGCATGGCCCAGTTACTCGAGCCCGGGACTTGGCCGAGCTGGCGCCCGAGCCAGGCCGCGGCAAGGTCGCCGGACATGTAGCGCGAGACGACTACGTTCGCCCGGTGGTTCGTCGCTAGGCTGAGCGCACTGGCCACGTCGTCGGTCTGCGCCGTGAGGATCTCGTCGTCCGCGGACTGGCCGAGGAAGATCATGTTGTTCGCGGAGGCGAACGCTGCCGCGAGCGCAATCTCCGTCTGGCTGAAGCCGTCAATGAGCAGCCCGTACACGGACTCCCCCAGCTCGGCCTTCATGGCGGCGAGCTCGCCCGCGAAGTCAGTGCCCGCTGCCGAGACGTCCTCGAGCTGGATCGCCTTGCCGAAGCCGTCGAGCAGCACGAACGTGCCCGGCACGGCGTTGGAAATCAGCAGCTTGGTGGCCGTCGCGTTGTCGGTGGCGGAGATGGCACCCGCCACGCCCGCAGGGGATGCGTCGAAGGCGACCTTGAGCGCGTCGCAAATGGCGTCGACCGTGGCGACGGCGACGGTCACCGAGATCGGCGAGGTCACCCCGCCGTACGAGACAGACCCCTCGATGACCTTGCCCACCCCGAGCAGCGTAAGGTCCGGCTTGAGCTCGAGGGCTTGGGTCTGCTGAGCCGTCCTGCCCCACACGTACGCCTGCGCCGCGCCGCCCGATTGCGCCGACATCTTGCTCACGATCTGCTTGCCGCGCGACCAGCTGGTGAAGCCGTCGGATGCCATGGCTGCCAGGCCCTGGGGGCTGACGTCGTACAGGCGCCCGCCCACGAACGGCGCGTCGCAGACCACGGCGATCGTGTCGAACTCTATGGCCTTCGGGGCCGAGTCCTGGATCGTGATATCCACGCTCACGATGTCGGTGATGCCTGCCATTGCCCCGATCGTACGGCGAGCCGATCCTTGCGGCGTTGGCAGAACAACCTAACAGCGCGGTGCTTTGCCTACACGCGAAGCGGGGCTGGAGGGCAGCGGGCATGGGCATGGCGCGGCCGTATTGGGGTGCAGCTGGCCCCCGGCGGGCTCCCTTCTCGCCTGCCAACCCGGCGAGCGCCCTGTTCATGTCCCTGCGGGGTGCGGGGGTCGCCGGGGCGCTGGCGCTAACGAGCACGGGAGAGGATCCAACCATGAGCACACTCGCAGACGTCAACGCGGCGATCGCCGCCTACCAGCAATCCGTGACGGACTTAGCGACGCAAATGGTCGGAGTCGACATCAAGATCGCGGCGGTGGCCGAAGCCACGACGACCGGGCAGGCCAACATCGACGCGGCGCTTGCCGCCCGAGACGTCGCGGTGAGCGCTGCGCAGGCCGAGCTAGAAGCGGCAAACGCGCTGGCGAACGCAGTGTCGGCGGTTCAAAATCTCGCGTACGTGGCCATCATTGACGCGGTCACGTCCTACGTGCCGGCGTGATGCCGTCACCCGGGCAGACCGACGAGGATAAACCGGGCGGCTCCGCCCTTGCCGCCGGTGCCCTGGGTCAGACTGCTGGTCGAGTTCGTGTTGCCGACGCCGCCACCCCCGCCGCCCCCGCCGCCACCCGCGCCACCCGCGCCGCCGTTGCCGGCTGCCGCCGATGTCCCGAATGCGCTAGCCCCGCCACCCCCGCCGCAAGCGCCGTAGTGGTCACTAGCGGCCGCGCCTGCGCCACCGTTCTTGGCGCCGCCTGCTACGCCAGCAGTGCCGCCGCCGCCGAAGGCAATGCCGGTGCTGGACTCCCCAGCCCGGCCACCACCACCGCCGTCGAACTGGTTGTTCGATGCCGTCGACGCGCCGGCGCCGCCGCCGGCAGACCCTCGGGAGCTGGACCCGCCCGAAGCGCCCGCGGAGCCCCCGGACGTGCCCGTGGATGCGCCGCCGCTGCCACCGCTGACGGCATGACCAGAAGCGGCAGAGCCGGAGCCAGCAGATCCGCCCCTGCTGCCGCCGCCCTCGAATAGGTTGTTCGGAGCGGTGGGTGTCGGGTTCCCTCCTTCGCCGAAGGCCTGTGATGTGGTGCTGGCGCCGTTGCCCCAAATGCCGCCACCGCCGCCGCCCGCGCCGCCCCCTGTGGCGGAGCCTCCGCCAGATCCGCCCCCACCGCAGCCCGCGAAGTGCGTGATCCCCGTGCCCGCGAACACCGCTCCGCCAGTAGGAGCGGCACCGTTGCCACCGACTACCTGGGTCGTGCCCGCTGCGGAGATGGTTCCGCCCGCGCCGCCGTCCGGTAGCGTCAGAGTCACGGGCAGGGCCGCAATGAACTCCGCGCGGGTCATCGGCCAATAACGCGGGGCGCCTCCACCCCCCGCTCCCCCGCCATTGGACGTCACATTGACGCCGCGCCCGCCCCCGCCCCCGCCCCCGGCCGGACCGAACAGCGCGCACAGGAACAGGTTCCCCGCCGGGATGCTCGCCGCGGTCGTGAAGGTCGGCGCGTTCGTGTTGTCGTAGACGTTGCGGCTCGCGTACCCGTTGGCGCTGCCCGTCGCACCAACGAATGTGCCCGTCGCCCCTGCTGCTCCCGTCGCGCCCGCAGGCCCCGTCGGACCAGCGCTGCCCGTCGCGCCCGCGGCCCCCGCAGAGCCCGCAGCGCCCGTCGGTCCTGTTGCACCGGTGCCCCCCGCAGCACCCGTTGGACCCGCCGCACCGGCTACGCCCGCCGGTCCAGTTGCGCCCCTCGCCCCAGTAGCCCCCGGCGCACCCGCAGCCCCAGGCGTGCCCGGATTGCTCGCGCCCGGATCCCCCTTCGGTCCGCGGAGCGGCGGCGCCGGCTTCTTCAGCCCCTGCCCGGGCGGCACCTTGGGCAGACGCGGCGCGACCTTGCCGGATCCGAGCGCGCGGCGGCGAGAGCCGAAGCTACCGGCCACCTATGATCCCCCCGCTGCCGACCTCACCGTCAGGGCTCCGGGCTCGGGTCGGTCTGGTCCACCGGCACCGTGATGATGCCGCCCCCGTCCGTCAGGGTACCCGCCCCGACGATCCGTTCGACCAGGCCCGCGTCCTCGGTCGTGACCAGGCCGAAGGTGCAGCACACCGTCAGCTCGAGCGCGTGCACCGATAGCGTCCGCCCGTCCGCTAGCCCACCGATGTTGCGCGTCGTGCGCGGGAACACCTGGACCACGATGCCCTGCGCGGCCAAGGCCTCGCACACCGATACCTTGCGCAGACCGAGGCGCAGCTGCTCGATCAGCCAGAGCGCGTCCCGGTCGCCCGAGTCGTAGCTCGACTCCGTTTTGACCTGGATGGTCGGGCAGACCATCGACTCGAGCAGCTGCAGCCCGCCCGTGTCGAGCGCCGAGTCCCGGTCGTCGAACACGGTGCTCACCACGGACAAGAGCACGCGCAGGCCCGCGTGCGGGCGGGGCCCGTCCTCCCACGCGATCCCGCACACCTCGAGCACGGGGGGAGGGATGGCCGCCTCGACCGCAGCGACCAGGGCCGCGCGCAGGCCGAGCCAGTCGGTGACGATGCTGGTGGCGGGGTCGCTCATGGCTCGAGCTTACCTTTGCCCAGCACCGCGGCTCTGAGCTGGCCGTAGCGAATCAGGGGCTTCGATGACCCCTTCGCGGCAATGGTGCGCGCTGCCAGCGGCGGCCCGATGCCCTTGGCGATGCGCTGTTTCACGCTGCCTTCGAACGCCAACGCAATGCGCTTGCCCGCGGTCTCGGCCGTGATCTTGCCAGCGACCACGAGCAGCATCTGTGAGCGCAGGGTCTCCTGGATGAAGTCCTGCGACTCGTCGAACCAGGCGCGGATGAAAGAGCGCTGCGGGATGCCCGGGTGCATCTCGCCGTTCTTCATCTGAAACGGCGAGACCCCGAACTCGTGGAACGTACCCACGTCCGCCACCGTGAGCGCACCGCCACTGGCGCCGTACGCGCCATCGTTGGCGAAGCCGAGCTCGCCGCGGTGGTCCTCGGCGCCTTGCTCGCCATGCACGCCGACCGTGACTAGCAGCCGCCCCTTCGGCAGCACTACCGGTGGGCGCGAGCGCGTCTCACGGACGGGCTCGGCCATCAGTCGTCCCCGTAGCGACTACCGTCCTGCCGCCACCGTGACAGCCCCGTCCCGAGCCGGCTCGCGCTGATGCCGTTGGCCTCGGCCATGGCCAGGAACCTGCGCCCGTAGGTGCTGCAGTAGGCGTTGTTCACGCCCGTTGGCACCATGCGCGCGTCCCGGCCCCAGGGCGACAAAGCGAGCGCGTCGGCGAGCTTGAGGTAGACGGCGAGATCGCGGCTGGTTCCGAACGCGTCGCTGACCTCGGTTTCCACCAAGGCCAGCTGAGCCGCGATCATGGCATCGCCCGCTTTCTGGAACTCCGGAAAACAGACGAGAAAGGCCGCGGCGCTGGTGGGCATGGGGCCCCTCGTTACGCAGCCAGATCCATGTACGCGATGCCGCTCGCGTCCAGGATGCGCACCCCGCCGGTCACGAGCGAGGCGTTGGCCTCGAAGCCGCGCGTGACCTCGCGCACCTGGTCGACGCCGTACTCCTTGCCCGTGATGCGCGCGGCGACGCTCTTGGATGAGGCATTGAAAGCGACCAGCCGCGGCCCCCCGCCGATGCTGCCGATGGCCCGCAGGCGCTCCCAGGTGATGATCCGCCCGGGCTTGCCGAGCAGCTTCTGCCACTCGCTCATGAACGTCTCGAGCGCGTTGCCGGCGAAGTTGGACGGCCGCAGACGGTTCAGGGCGATCGTCTCGTCCATCGGCATCAGGATCGTGTCGGCCTTCCAGCGCTCGCGGCTGCGCACGTAGGGCGTCGAGACCAGCGCGTGCAGGTCGTTCAGGATGCTGCCGTAATCGGCCGGTACCGCCGTCGTCCAGGACGTCGTCGTGCTCGTCTTGACGGAGGCGGCGACCAGGCCGAGCGCGAGCACGTTGGCGTCGTTGGCCAGGCCCGTGAGGCCCAGGCCCATGTCGCGCGCGCCGCCGGCGCCGTACTGGCCGCCGACCAGGCCCGTGGCGACCAGGCTGTCGAGGAACTGCTCGGCGGCCTGCGCCTGGATGAGCGCGCGCTCGGTGTCCGGATTGATGCCCGTGACCGCCGCGCGAACGAGCTCGCGGGCCCAGTACTTGTAGCCGTTGACGATCTCGAAGACACGGCCGGTGGTGCTCGTGGCCGCGAAGTCCGAGGTGATGATGTCCTGGCGCCCCACCTGGCTCGACAGCTGCACGCCGCCCGCGCCGCTGATCTTGCTGATCTCCCAGCGCTCGGCCCACTCGGGGATCGGCTCGCTCTGGATCACGCTCGCGTAGATGCCGGGCACGTACTCGTCGCGCACCGTGGCGAGCACGTAGTTCAGGTCCCGGGCAATGGGGATGGCCGAGTCGAACCGGGCGCGGGGGTCCTTCAGGAAGTCGACCAGGCCGCTCGCCTGCATCTGCGCCGCCCAGGCCATGTCAATCAGCCCGCTGTCGAGGCGCAGGGCCGAGCCGCCTCCGCTCATGGCGATGGCGCCATCCCCATCGACGGCGCCGAGATCTACGGTTTGAACTTGCACGATGTTTGCTTTCCAGTCGGGGCCGGTTGTTAGCCGCGGACTCAGTTGATCTTGTTGCGGCGGATTTCCACCAGGCCAGCGCCGGTGCGCGAGTCGTCGAAGAACGTTCCCGGCACGATGATGGCGTTGCCGCCGTCGGCATCCGCGCGCACCTTGCCGAGGGTCGTGTTTGCACCGCTCACGGTGATGCGGGCAAAGACCGGCGCGTCCGCTACCACCGTGCCCTCGGCGAGCACGTACATGTGGCCGCTCTCCATGATGGCCACCGCGTCGTTGTCGCCGTACTGGTGGGTCGCGTCGAAGTCCGTGCTCATGGCTTGCAGGCACGTAAAGCCGACGGCGCTCGCCACGTGCGCGCTGGTCGTGGGCGAGGCGCACTCCTGGCCTGTCGTTCCAGACGGTGCCACCAGTAGGCCCACGTGGACACCGAGCACTTGGTTCAAGGTGCGGGTCACGATGAACGCCCCGAGGCGACTGACCTGACCGGGCAGACCGAGCGGGAGATCCTCTAGCGGCGGCTGGACAAAGGACGGCATGTTACTTGGCTGCTCCTGTTACGGGTGTGCCGAACGAGGCGGCGAAGGCGTCGGCGCGCTTGTCCGATTTCTTCTTGGGCGGGTTGCCGCTCGCGTCCGTGATCACGGTCGGCACGTGCAGCGGCGTCGGTGCCCGGGTCACGGCGTCCAGCTTGATCTTCAGGTGCGCGGCGACGTAGCCGGCGCGCTCGGCATCGCTGCCCAGCTTGGCCGCCTCGGCGATCACGGCCGCGCCCACCGCGTCGGCTCGTACCGTGTCGCGCGTCTTGCCGGCGAAGTCGTACGCCTTACCGTCGGCACCCTTGGGCAGCGCGGGAAGGATACCGGAGCGGAACGCCAGCTCGTCTTGCACCAGGGCGTTCACGTCCACCGGCTTGTACGCGGCGATCGTGGCCTTGGCCGTGCCGAGCTCGGTCTGCACCAGGGTCAGCGCTGCGGCGTTGTCGTCGGCTCGCTTGGCGTGGGCGGCGCTGACGCGCTCCAGGATTTGCACGTGCGTGTCGCTGCCGAAGTCGCACTCGATGCCGTCCACCTTCACGCGGGCCTTGGCAGCGGGGGTGGAGGTGGTGTTGTCGTCGGCTCTGATGGTCATGGGAATCGGCTCCTGGTTGCCGTCGAGGCGCAGGCGTGCCCCCGAGCCGGCGCGCGCGTGCCCATCCTTGAGCAAGGCGAGGTGGTTGAATCGGATGTTGGTCTGCACCGCGTCGTAGTGGTGGCCGTCCGGGGTTACGCCGGGTGAGGGCAGGACGTCGGCGAGGTAGCCCATCGACACCTCGGTGAGCGCCTCGGGCCCCGTGTCCTCGATGCGCCGGAGCGTGTGCGCGTCGGACACGACCACGGCCGTCTCCAGCCACTCGACGTGCCCATCGGGGCGTCTGCCCGCAGGCGCGTCGCTGACATGGCCGACGGACAGCTCGCGGTGGTTCAGCGCGGTGACGCCGCTCGGCGGGTGCCCGACCGTGACGGGGATGCTGCCGAGCGAGTCGAGCGATTCCTTGGCAAACACGGCCTCGGGCGAGCGGTACTCGCGCACGACCCGGCCGTACTGGTCGGTGTAGGACTGGACGCCGGTGCGGGAAATGCTCGCCGGAACGCGTGCGCCGCCGGCCCCGGTCCGCTTGGCGCGGTCGAGTTTGCCGACGTCGAATCGCAGAACGGAAGGCACTTGTCCGATCGTACGGCGAGCCGATCGCCAGGTCCCTGGCAGAACAACCTAACAGCGCGGCGCTTTACCTACACGGGAACAGGGGCTAGGGCGCCTCCCAGGCACCAGCAGCCCGAGAGCGCAGAGCGGCCAACGCGGTCGAGGCGATCGCGAGCCCCGGGGTGGTGATGGCCCACCGGGCGCGGGAGTGCGGGCGCTGGCAGAGGCCCTTCTTGCTCAGCCAGTGCAGGCGGTTGAGCACGCTCGGCTTGCGCAAGCGCAGGACGGTGGCGAGCTCGTCGAGGGCGGGGCGCCTGCCGTGGAGCAGCGTGAGACAGGCCAGGATCACGAGCGTCTGGCGCTGGCTCTCGGTCACGCGCCGGAGGGGGCGGTCGTGGCGTCGAGCGGCCTGAGCGGGCGCGGTCACGTGTCGTTCTCGGCTGCTCGCGCCGCGAACCGCACCGAGGGCCGCGTCTCCGAGTCCGGCGCCAGCTCGTCGTCGCCCGTGGGCAGGATCGGCAGGGCGCAACATCTGCAATTGTAATCACCCGACCCCGGGTGTCCGCGGCGCCCCGTCCTCGGGTCAACCACCGGCGGCGAGTCCCAGCGCTGCGTCGTGCCCTCCAGCTCGCTGTGCCGGTGCCTCACGCGCTCGTCGAGCGAGGTCGACCAGGTGTATTCCACGATGCCGGCCTCGGTCTGCCGCGCCTCCTGGATGGATCCATAGACCTTCAGAGTCTGGTCCCGCGCGATCAGCTCCGCTCGCGAGCGGACGACCCCCATGCGTTCCTGGATGAGCGCGGTGATCTCCTCCACGCGCACGCCCTCGACGATCGGCGCTTCGATGATGGCCCGGACCTCCTGCTGCGCGCGCTCCTCCAGCCGAATGAGCGAGGTGTTCCTGTCGATCCACGCCTCGCGCATCTCGTTCGCGCCGGGCAGCACTTCCGCGAGCGTGATCGGCACCACGCGCTGCAGGTCGTCCAGGGCCTGGTTGTCAACGAGCTTGAACATGCGCTCGAGGAATTGGCGGGACATGGGCGCCTGCGCGATGTCGTCCAGGAGCCGGAAGATCTCCGCCAGCGTCGGGACGTGGTCAGGGTCGACTGCTGCACCGAACACCTCGGGCGGGATCGAGATCGCGTCGTGCACCAGGCTGTCGTGACGCTTGCCGTACCGCGCCTCGAGCAGCGGCCGCAGCGCCCGCATCAGCCGATCGGTGTAGGCCGTGACCAGGAGCACGGCGGCGACCACCATGCGCTCGACCAGCCAGAGCGGCGCGCGCGGGCCCTGCCGGTGGGAGGTGCGCCGGATGCGGGTCGAGACGCGGCCTGTGCGGGGGAGAGGCGGCATGGGCTCGTGCGCGGAGGGATTACGGGGGGATCACCCGAGTGGCGCCTGGAACTCGCTCGGCAGCACGTAGAACGACTGCTCCTCGGCATCCGTGCTGGTCGTGAGCCGGTAGACGTACATCCCGGGCGGCCCCGTGAGATAGAGCACGTGCGACCAGGTGCCGGTGCCGCCCGGAGCCTGGCCGAGTGTCACCGCGAGCGTGGTCTCGTTGCCGTTCGGATCCCGGAGCAAGATGCGCGGACTGACGGGCTCGATCGCGACCCCGCCCGCGAGCGTGCTCTTGCCCTCGAGGATGATGCTCTGGCCGATCTCGTACGCGTGGGCGGGTTGCATGCCTCAGCTCGCGGGCGCCGTCGCCGTGATGGTTCCAGCGCTCACGGTCTGGCCGACGGAGATGCCGTCGGTGGCGGTGATGTTGCCGCTCAGGTGCACGGCGCCGTCGCGACCGAGGACCTGGTAGTTGGTCGGGATCGACGCCACTCCGCCCACTGCGACGGCGCTCGCGGAGGCGTACGCGAAGGTGGCCGATCCGTCGACGGAGCCGCCGGTGAAGGGCGTCGTCGGGTCGAGCGGGAAATCGACCAGCGTCGTCGTGCTCGCCCGGATGCGGAGCAGCGGGTTGGCAACGCTCGGCGAGGAGGTGAGCGTCGCGTTGTACGAGAGGATGGCGCCTTCGCGCGCCTTGTCGCTGACGAGCGTGGGGTTTCCGAGCGTGTTGGACATGGGGGTCGATCCTTTAGGTGGGGCGTTTGTAGGCCATGATCGCGGCTTCTTCGGCTGCCCCTGGCTCGTCATTAAAAAACCAGATGAGGGGTCCGATGCTGCCCTCGAGCGGGCTCGACGGCGTTACGTCGTTGAAGACGTTTCCGATGAGCAGATTGCCGGTTACAACGGGCAACGTCCCGAGCGTGCCGCCGGCCCCGATGTTACTCCATGTGCCCGCCGACACGATGGTGTCGTTGAGATAGACCGCCAGGTTCGCGTCGCCGCCGAGCGAGCTGTCATACCTGAGTCGCACCCACGACCAGACGCTCAGAGGCAGTGAGGCGGTGGCGATGAACTGGCGACCGTTACTGCCGGAGATAAAGGCGTCTATGCGTAAGTTTCTACCGGGCGTGGCGAGCAGGCGGTGCTTGAGCGCGCTCGCGCCGCCCGTGCCACTGCCGATCGTCATCAAGCAGGTCGTGTTTGGGAAGTTGCTGGGCTTCAGCCAGAATGCCCAGCCGACCTTCGTCGTCTGGTTGTTGTTGGGGATGAGAGGGACTGAGACGCAGTCGTTGGTTGAAAATATCGCAATTGGCAGACCGTTCGCAGCGGCCCCGACCGCTGGGCGACGAGCGGCGTTGCTTGTCCCGGGGTTGTTGTTGAGAAGGTCGACCCAATTGGTCCACTCGCCGCCAGATTGAGCCGACGCCTCGAGGCTCAGCAGGGCAGTGACTTTCGACGGTGACGTGGTGATGCCGCCCGTGATCTGCAGACTAGGCAAGAGCAGGTTGCCGCCCACCGAGACTACCGGAGCGACGCTTCCCCCTAGCTGAACCTGCGGCACCGTCAGAGCGCCGGCCAGCGCTACCGCTGGAGCGAACGACCCGCCGAGTTGCAACTGCGGCAGCACCAGGGCACCGGTGAGCGCCAGCGTGAACGCTCCGCCGAGTTGCACGCTCGGCAGCGCGAGTGAGCCCGCCAGCGTGCCCACCGTCGGCGCCACCGCTCCCGCCAGCTGCAAGGACGGCAGGACGAGCGCACCCGAGAGCGCTGCTACCGCTGGGGCGATGGTGCCCGCCAGCAGCAGACTCGGCAGCGCCAGCGCGCCCGCGCTCGGCAGCGCAGGGGTGCCGGTCAGTTCCACCGCGGGCGTGAGCACGCCGGCCAGTTGCAGCGCGGGCAGGCCGACGGCGCCCTCCAGTTGCACGACTGGGCCAAACGAGCCGGACAGTTGCAGCGCGGGCACGACCAGGCTGCCGCCCAGCTCCACGGTCGGCGCAATCGCTCCGGAGACTTGCAGCGCCGGCAGGGCCAGATTGCCACCGAGCGCCACCTGAGGCGAGAACGAGCCCTGCACTTGCAGTTCCGGCAGGGCAACGCTGCCGTCCAGCTCCACCTGCGGCGCGAACGCGCCCGCCAGTTGCAGCGCGGGCAAGAGCAGCGCGCCCCCGAGCGTCACCAGCAACGGCGCCAGCCGGTCGCCGACCGCGAGCCGCATGGCGCGCCGGTCCGTCACGGCCAGCTTCGTCCCGCGCTTGTCGCTGCCCGTGAGCGTCATGCGCCGGCCTTGCTACCGGGACTGGCCGGGAACGGGCTCGCTGTCTTGGCTGGCGCCGCCTCGTCGGGCGCATTCGGATCGCGCACCGCCGACGGGTTCTCGCCGGGATTGAGCACCGCGATGGTCGTCACCGCGCGCGTAGGCTCGGCCTCGGGCGGCCCGGTCACGGTCTCCTCGGGCCACTTGTCGTCGATCATGGCGGCGCGGATCTCGGCGTCACTCACGACACCCATTGTCCACAAATCCGTCGAGCCCTTGATCTCCAGGTTCCGCACGGTGGCCAGCTCGGTCGCCGTCGGCTGCCAGAGCGGCGTGAACTCGACATCGATGGCATGCCCCTCGGTGATCGACAGCACCGATTCCAGCCGCGGCTCGATCATGATCTGCCGGTAGCTCTGCACCTCGTCGTACCACATGCGGGTGTCACTCTCGCCCGTCGCGTTCATGCCCGCGGGGCTGCGCCCGAACAGCTTGGTCACCGGCTGTTTCACGGCCGCGGCCGTCGCGCCCTGCAGCTCCTGCAACAGCTGCGGAATGTCCGCGAACGAGACCGCCTCGCGGTGGTACTCCTCGCCCTGCTTGGCGTCGAGCATGAGCAGGCGGCACAGGCTGAGCATCTCGTTGAGCAAGTCAATGCGCGCCTCCGCGTCCTCCCGCTTCTTGCTGGCCAGCATCTCGATCAGCCCGTGCAGCTTGAGCACCCCGACCGAGCTGACCTGCATCAGGTGCGCGATGCTCTGCCAGAACACGCCGTAGCGCACGACGTCGTCCCAGACCGCTTGGAGCTGCGAGTAGCCCCAGTCCCGGTCCTGCTCGCTCGTGTCCTGGTCGGTGCCCTTGGGCGCGCCCGGGAACCGGATCATGCGACTCGTGTGAAAGCGCAGCCCGTTGCGGCGCGTGCCGGAGACCGTCCACATCTGCGGCCGGTCGTACTCGGGCGAGTCCACCAGCTTGTCGCGCTCGGAGCCCTGGAGCTGGAACCGGTCGAACACCTCCAAGAAAGCGACCTCGCTGCCGAGCGGCGCGGGCTCGGTGAGCAACTGCCCCGGGCTCGACTTGTAGCCGATAAATAAACCAGCGCCGCCCTTCAAGTCCGCCATGTGGCACGCGCGCTGGAACGCGCCCTCCTCGTGCGTGGCCACGTTCAGGCGCCGGAAGTTCTCGAGCGGTTCGGTCTCGGGCACGCCCCAGCCGCCGCGCAGGGCCTCGTCGCAGCGGGATTCCACCACGCGGCGCACGAGCCAGTTGTCCTTGTAGGCGGCGCTCAGGGTGGCGTCGTCCAGCACCGCGTTCGGCACTACCCGGACCAGGTCTGTGCGGCCCCGGTCGCTGCGCCCGCCGAACGAGCCGAAGAGCGACTTCCACGAGTCGCCGCGGATGACGCCGGTCGCGATGTCCCGGGCGAGGCCTAGCATGTGCCGTTAGCCACGCGGGCGACCCTCTCTGGCCATGCGAGCCAGCCACTTCTTGTGCTCGCGGTAGTAGTCCAGGCTCACCGGCGCGTCGCGCCGATGGGCGGCGGCCATCTCCCGGAACTCCTCTTCCCACTCACGCTGTTCCTGCTGCCCCTCCGGCGTTTCGCGCCACCGCTTACACTCCGCCATCGCTTCGTCAACGGCGTCACCGGCCGCATGGATCCTCGCGAGGGATGCGTCGGCCTTCGCGCGGAGCCGTCGCCAGCGCTCGGCGACGGTCATGCCGTCAGCACCCACGATCTGGCCGCGCTCGAGGTCGTTCATAGGCCCGCCATCTTACACGGCCGGCCCGGTGGCACGGGTTAGGCTGTCAGGGCTGGGGCGGGCGCGCCATGAGAAAATCGTGCAGCCACGTGGCCCAGCCCCACTCCTCGTAATAGGCACAGAGCGTCGCTTTCTCTTGGTCAGGCCCCATGGGTCCGTGTTCCACGAGGGCCACCAGCGATTCGATGCGCGCACGATGGATGCCGAGCATGTACGCGGGCGCCAAGTAACCGGTCGTCGTTGTTCGCATGTCTTTCCCCTCCCTGCTCAAGCTACCAAGCCCCGGGCGCGAGCGGTTCTAGCGCGCGCTCCCGGGGGGTGCGGCACCCTACCACGCCTCACCCCCAGTCATCATTGCTCGCCGCCTGCTTGGCCAATTCCCGCACCGCCGCGTAGTAAACCGAGACGCCCTGGGTCAGCCGCGCCAGGGCCATGCTGCTCGTGTCCACCCGGTCGTCCCGGGCCCCGCGCGGGAACGCCAGCATCTCCCGGCGGTAGGCGTCCGGGCCCGGGCCGTCGCGGCCGTCGACCGGGTCGGGCACCGTCCGGCGCCAGGGCGGCAGGAGCACGCGCCCGGCGTGGTACTCCCCGAGGTTGGCCCGGTGCCGGTCCAGCTTGCTCAGCTGCGCCAGGGCCTTGCACTCGTCGTTCACCTCGTGGAACGCGACGACGCCCGAGAACTTGCTGGCGTAGCGCTGGATGATGCCGATGCCGGCGGCCTTGGCCTCGATGATGCGCGCGGCGGCCTGGTCCCACGTGGGCATGGCCTGGGTGCACTCGAACTGCCGCTCGGATTCCGGCACGGTCCAGATCCCCCAGACCTCGTCCATCAGAAAGTAGCGCGTCTGCTTCGGGCCGCGCACCAGCACACGGGTCGGCTCCTCGCCGCGGTCGCGATCGGCCAAGGTATTGGTCAGCTCGTACCAGCTGTCGCACTCGGCCGAGCACCAGAGCGCGCCATGTACTGCGGAGTGCACGGCCTGCTCGCCCTTCGCCGCGAAATCCCACAGCTGGATCCAGTAGCCGTGCTCGGGTGGCGCCGCCCATTCGAAGCGCAGGTGCTGCTCCTCGAGCAAGCCGCCCGTGCGCGGGATCGGGTTCTGCTGCATCTGCGCTGGGGCGTGGTGCGCCAGGCCCGTCTCGAGCTCGCGCACGGCCTGCTCGGGGTAGCGTTCGGGATGCAGCAACTCCCCCGGCAACCGCCGCGGGTCAGCCTTGCTCGACCGGTCGCCGCGGATCCAGTGCGCCTTGGGCTCGTAGCGCATGGGCAAACACAGGTGCTCCCAGCCCGCGTCGAGCGCCTTGCCGGCGGGGTCGTTCTGGATCAGCCGCTGCATGGTGAGCATGCTGCCGAAGCGCGCCGGATCCACGCGGCGGCTGATCATGGTGGTGCTGATCCATTGCTGGGCCATGGCTAGGGCCGCGCCGAACTCGCCTGTCTTGCGCACGTCGAGCACGTGCTTGGGGTTGACGGGGTCGTTGATGGAGACCTTGTTGAAGTGCCGGCCGAGTCCGCCCTTGCCCTGGGGGCTGGTGCTGTAGCGGTAGCCGCCGAGCTTGGTCCAGACATCGCCGCGCGCGCCATTCTCGCCGTCGCGCAATTCCGTCCGCGGCCAGGCCAACCGGTACGCGGGCGAGAGCAGGATGGTCTGGACCTTCAGGGCGTCGCGCAGGCACAGGTCCTCGTCGAACGAGCAGTTCATCCACTTGTAGCCGGGCTTGTCCGCCCACACCCAGGCCTGCAGAAACACGTCGACCAG